GATAATATGGCAATTGCGAGATATACTCTCGCAGTTGACCGTCCAAAGAAGAAGGACTCAGAGGAGCGAGGAGCGGACTTCATAAGCTGCGTTTCATTTAGTCATAATGCGGAATTTGCAGAAAAGTATCTGCACAAAGGCACAAAGATAGTAATTGAGGGAAGAATAACCACAGGCTCATACACAAATAAGGACGGGCAGAAGGTTTATACCACCGATGTTATTGTGGACCATCAGGAGTTTGCTGAGAGCAAAGGCAGCGGAGACAGAGCTGCAGCAGACGAGGCAATAATGCAGGCTGAATATGGAAGCTCTGCTCCTGTGGCAGCGGGCGCAGACGAATTTATGCAGATACCAGACGGAATAGATGAGGAACTGCCATTTGGCTGATAAGGGGAAGTGTATGAAAGTTGGAGATTGTATCATATGTGCAGGTACAGAAGACATGCTGAGTGAAATCGCAGCTCTGCGAAGTGAAGGCTATAAGACAAGGCAGACGGATGAAGCATTCACTCTGCTTATTACAGAAAAAGGCGAGCCGAACTGGATGGAGGATGAAATAAATGACGGAAAGTAAGCCTATGACGATATACCAACAATTGCAGATGGTGGCAGAGGATATATGCGCCAATTACTGCAGACACACAGATACACAGGAATACCGAGATATTGACGATGATTATGACATTAACGCATTTCATGAAAAGTACTGCAATAAGTGTCCGCTGAATCGGCTGTTTTAGGAGGTGCTGGATGACAAATAAAGAAGCAATAGAGTATGCAAGCCATCACAGCTTCCTGGAACTGTACAAGCTGGGTGTGCAGGAAGGTAAACAGGAAGCAATATTGCAGCAGGCCAATCATGATCAGGCAGTGAAGCAGGCATATGACCAGGGATGGTATGACAGAGGAAATAATTTAGAGCCGATGATCAGGGAGATTCATGACAAGGTATGGCAGCAGGCGGTCAACATGACAGTGGATAAAGTAATAGCTCTGATTAAGCCCTGTATGCTTCAAGAAACCAATAGCGACTGTGCGATGTGTGCAGAGAACCTAATAGTGGATATAGAAAAGTTAAAGGAGCAGAATAATGACAAGTGAAAGAGCAGATTATTATTATCACTGGGCCGAGGAAAAGGCAAAGAAGTACAACAGGGAGTTCCAGCTTGGAGGAAGTAAGTCAGCATACAAGACATATTCCAAGTACTGTGAAATTATGGATATCTGTGCTATAGCATATAGGGCGCTGAAGGCAAAGGAGCAGGAGAATGATAATTGAAATAGCTGATATTCCTAAGTGGATAAAAGCAGAGCGACAGCGACAGGAAATTAGTGTTGCTGAGATAGCAGAGATGGCTTGCACAGGCATTGACTCTATTTATGATATTGAGAGCAGCAGGCGCAGGAGAAGTCTGTTGCCACAAATAGCAGTAAGCATCATAGATCTTCTGGGGTATAGAGTCAGGATAAGCATTATAAAAAAGAGGCACGCACGAGGGAGTAGGTGATATAAGTGACCGAAAATCAAATCAGAGCAAAGAAGTATTTAAACCACATAGGTAATCTGCCAAGGGAAATCGAAAGTAAGATGCTTGAGATTGAGGTAATGCGGAATAAGGCAGAAGGTTTAGGGGCTATACGATATGACAAGGATCATGTTCAAACATCCCCGGCAGATACAATGCCTGATGCAGTGATCAAACTATTAGAATTTATCGATAAGCTTGATGAAGACCACAGGAATCTGGTAGTGCTTAGAGACAGAGCTGATAGCATTATGGAATATCTTGAAGATGAGCAGCGGGCTGTACTGGATTATTATTTCTTTCAGGGCAAGAACTTTTACCAGATATCAAAAGCCATGTCTTATTCAGAGCGTACAGTAAAATCAAGATATTATGATGGATTGGAAGCATTTGGGAAAAATATGAGCCCATATGATTAAATTACGCAGCGGGTGATAAAGTTTGCACGATTTTGCACGATTTTGTGTGATATTATGATAGAGTCATAAATCATTGATGGGCATTAATTTTTTTTATTTCCAAACAGAGGGAGGTAGTTCAAAAGAACCGCCTCCTTTTGTTTTCCCCCATGCCATGTTGTGGGAACAAGAGGATGATGCCTAAAGTAATTTAGATCTAAAAGCAAAATATAAATATAAAATATCGAATATGGATAAGAAACCTAAAAAGAGTAATCGTAATACCAGAGCTGATCATCAGAAGAACAAACGAAGAGAGTATGACAAGCAGCGCAAGAGATTGCTGAGATATGGAAAGGCAAACGGAGCTGAATGCGCCATCTGTGGATTGCCGATAGATTTTGACCTGAAGCATCCTCATCCAATGAGCGTTTCAGTTGACCATATCATACCACTTTCAAAAGGCGGTTCAGTGAGTGATGCAGACAATTTACAGCTAGTTCATTTTATGTGCAATGTCAAGAAATCTGACCAGCTGACAATGATCAATGTATTGCAGACATCTGTCCACAAAGATGAGAAGATTGGAAACAGAGTATTGCCACAGAGTTGTGATTGGCAAAATTTTTAGGTTTTTAAAGGATTTGCGAGCTGTTGACAGAGTTTGGGGGGCGTAGCTCCCTCGCCCTTGTGGCGAAGGACTCCCCCGCAGTTACTGTCCACATATCTCGCTGAGAAATTTACTCGACAAGGAGCAGTGCAAAAATGGCAGAGCTGAGAGGTATCGAATACCTAAGAAAAAAATTAAATCAGAAGCAGTCAAGAGTGCTGCTTCGATACAAATATTATGAGATGAAGGATAAAAAATTGGACCCTTCTGATATCATTCCGAAGAAACTGCAGCAGCAGTTCAATTCAGTATTGGGTTGGTGCGGTAAAGCAGTTGACTCTTTATCAGACCGCCTGGTATTTGAAAAATTCAATGATGATAATTTTGGTTTGAATGAGATATTTGAGATGAATAATCCAGATATCTTTTTTGACAATGTGATACTTTCGGCACTGATCAGCGCCTGTGCCTTCGTTGATATTTCGTTAGATGAGCGCACAGGAGTGCCGAGGTTGACTGTGGTTGATGGAAGCAATGCAACAGGTATTGTGGACTCATCAACAGGTCTTCTCACAGAGGGATATGCAGTACTGGAGAGAGATGAGTATGGCAAGATAGCACATGAAGCATATTATGCTCCAGGATATGTGGATCATTATTACTGGGGTGAGCTTGTATCATCGGAGCGCATTGAAAACAATGTGGAATATCCTCTGTTGGTGCCAATCATTTACAGACCGGATGCAAAAAGACCATTCGGACACAGCAGAATATCAAGAGCCATGATGAAAGCACAGGACTTTGCACGATTCACACTGACCAGATCAGAAGTGACTGCAGAGTTCTATTCATTTCCACAGAAATATTTGTTGGGAATGGATCCTGATGCTGAACCGCTTGATACATGGAGAGCAACTGTATCATCCTTCATTCAGTTGGATAAGGATGAGGATGGCGGTCATCCAGTAGTAGGACAGTTCCAACAGCAGAGCATGACACCTCATATTGAGCAGTTGAGAGCTTATGCGAGTGTATTTGCTGCTGAATCAGGACTGACAATAGATGATCTTGGCTTCCCATCGCAGAACCCAAGCTCTTCAGACGCTATTAAGGCATCACATGAAAATCTGAGGCTCAGGGCGAGAAAAGCACAGCGCACATTTGGCAGCGGGCTTCTCAATGTGGGCTTCCTGGCAAGATGCCTGACTGATAATTTTCAGTATGAGCGCAGAATGTTTTATATGACAAAACCTATGTGGTATCCAGTATTTGAGCCTGATATGGCGACCTTATCAAGCTTCGGTGATGGAATTATCAAAATCAATCAGGCAGTGCCTGGTGCAATTGATGGAAAAGTAATACATGAAATGACAGGACTTACAATAAATGAATGATATAGCTCCGGAGCTTCTTGAAGCTGTTAAGGATAAATTTGATTTTTTAGTTGAAAACAATATAACGATTAAAAAGCTTTACCAGAAGGCAGCAGATGGAACTGCAACCTACAAAGAAGCTAATCAGTTCGCATTGCTGGTAGGAAATGCACTTGCAAAGTCCTACAAGAGTGAATTATCCTCTGATACGTTACCTGATGGTAAGATGTATTACAATATAGCCAGGAGAATTTTTGACGATACTCTCACAAATAATTACAGTATAGTCGCTGATTATTGTCAGGGAGTACAAAAGGATTTAAATGCAAAAGCCGGATTAAGTCTTCCAGCTCTGAGAGCAGAGCTGAACGAGGACAGACTTAGAGGAATATCGGATTTCGCTAGTAATTCAGAATATTATGATGATGTGGCAGGTTCTGTAGAAGAATCTGTCATTAATTTTACCCAAAATGTAGTAAATGACTCTATTCAGAGAAATGCAGAGTTCCAGTATGAATCAGGATTAAAATCAAAAATAATCAGAGATGGTTCAAGTGACTGCTGTGAGTGGTGCTCCGGTCTAATTGGCCAATATGAATATCCCAAAGTGGATAAAGATGTGTACCGCAGACACGCAAACTGCAGATGTACTGTGGAGTATGAGCCAAGTAAGGGTAAAAGGCAGAATGTTTGGTCAAAAGAATTCAGAAATATAGAAGTTGATACAAAATATTATATAAAAGGCCCATTGAAAGAAGCTAATATAGCAGCAGAAAAAGTTGGTATTGCTGATTTTAATAAAAATATAAATGGAAACTATGCCAAGAGAGCTATTGAAGAGTATGAAAAGATAGAAAAACTGATTGGAAAGGCATATGTACGATCAATTACTGCATTGGATAATAGGGCATCATTTGATGGTATTTATGAAGGAGGAAGGATATCCATTAAAAATATCGTTGGTGATAATGCTATTACAAGGCTTAAAGATAGGGCTAAGGTAATGAAAAACTCTGGTCAGTGGTCAACAGCTTCTGAGATGCATACTACTAGACATGAAATCGGGCATGGCATTTTAGAAATGATAAAAAACACAGATTATGATAAATACATCAGTGTTATGAATAAATTAACTGAAATATATAATCGGGAAAATGAACTTGCAAATGCCAATGAAAAAGGATACAATGATTTTGCAGCAAAGAAGTTATCTATATACGGATTTGATAATGTTAATGACTTTTTTGCAGAAGCAGTTGCTGAGTTTGCAAACAATAAGTGTAGACCTTTGGCACGAGAAATAGTAAGCATACTTGGAGGATAAGTTATGTTTGTGACAGTTGGATTAGATCCTAAGTTTTTAGAGTATATACATCGCAGAGTAGTATCTCCTAATATACCTGATGATTTATTAAAAGAGCTTAAGGAAATTAATGATGATGTAAAATCATATACAGGAGAAGATTATTTTAAATTTCCAAGGTAGAGCTTTTATAGGAGTAAAATATGGCAAAAGATGATTACAATGTGCTTGTATATAAAATTCTTTTATACGCATATGCAGTATTTCAGAAAAAAATTGTATTTGATAATACAGAGTTCAAGATGTCATTGCTGAAAGATGGAATTGATGAGGGATATTTAGATAATATTCTTAAGCTTATGCAGGATGATATGTATATTTCAGGATTATCATTTCATACTGCCTGGGGTAAAGAAATAATGCTTATCAATGATTACAGTGATATGCAAATTACATCATATGGAATTGAGCATATGAATGATAATTCCACTATGGAACAGGCTAAAAAGTTTTTGATTGATAATGTTGATGTTTTTGCATCGCTTATCAAAATTGTATTTCCAATATAATAGATTTTAAAAGCATCCTTTGGGGTGCTTTTTTATTACAACGCAGAGTGGAGCAGCTGGAAGCTCGCTGGGCTCATAACCCGGAGGCCACAGGTTCAAGTCCTGTCTCTGCTATTTATTAATTAAGCATCCGCAAGGGTGCTTTTTTAATGCAAAAGGAGGGAGTCATTATGGAGACAAGAAAAGGTCGCCAGACTCCTACTCAATCCGTTGTTTTGCCTTACTCCAAGTCTTTGGGGCAGGATGCAGTGGATTTATACAACAGAACAGGAAGAACAGCGCAGGAGTGGCAGGAGCTGCTCCTGACTGACATTTTGGCAGTAAATGATGATGGACTGTGGACACATACCAAATTCGGATACTCCGTACCCAGAAGAAATGGTAAGAACGAGATTATCAGCAGCAGAGAGCTGTATGGTCTTACAGTAGGCGAGAAAATTCTTCATACAGCCCACAGAACCACAACATCACATTCTGCAGCAATGCGACTTGCTAAATTGCTGGATGACTTGGGATATATCGAAGTACAAAGAGTCAAAAAGGATGAGAAGTACGATAAGCATTACACCTTCAGTAAGCAATTTGGACTGGAAAAGATAACAATTATCGGAAAAGGATCCTGCGACTTTAGAACAAGAACATCAAAGGGTGGACTTGGTGAAGGTTTTGACCTCTTGGTAATTGATGAAGCTCAGGAATATTTGGATGATCAGGAAAGTTCACTCAAGTATGTGGTTACAGATTCAAAGAACCCACAGACCATCATGTGTGGAACACCTCCAACAGCGGTCAGCTCCGGAACTATTTTCCTAAAGTACAGAGAAAATATACTGGCAGCGGGCAGTGAAACAGGAGGCTGGGCAGAGTGGTCAGTAGAACAGCAATCTGATCCAAGCGATATTGAACTGTGGTATGAGACAAACCCATCACTGGGAACCATATTCACAGAGCGCTCAGTAAAAGATGAGCTTGGCTCTGACATCATGGATTTCAATATTCAGAGATTAGGTCTCTGGGTTAAAGAAAATCTGAAATCAGCAATTTCAAAAACAGAGTGGGAAGAGCTTCAGGTGGAAGAGCTTCCTGCGATGCATTCAAAGCTGTATGTGGGTATCAAATATGGCAATGATGGAAACAATGTTGCAATGTCAATCGCTGTTAAGTGTACAGATGGCAGGGTATTCATAGAATGTATTGACTGTAAGTCTACAAGAAATGGTACCAGATGGCTCACAAATTTCCTTATTAACGCAAAAAGCATTGATAAGGTAATCATTGATGGTACAAATGGACAGCAGATGATGGCAGACCGAATGAAAGAAAATCATTTGAAAAAGCCGGTTCTTCCGACTGTTAAAGAAATTATCACTGCAAACAGTATGTTTGAGGAAGCTGTATTTCAGAAAAAACTATGTCACAAAGGTCAGCCATCGCTGACACAGGTGGTAAGTAACTGTGAGCATAGAACCATCGGAACAAACGGAGGCTTCGGCTACAAGTCATTATTCCCTGACTTTGAGATAGCATTAATGGACAGCTGTATTCTGGCATACTGGCTTGCACAACAGAGCAAAGAGAAGAAAAAACAGAGGGCTATTTATTAACTACCGTACCACCGGGTTAAGTGGGAGAAAGCGAGGAACAAAATGGGAGAATTTAAACCAATTGAGACTGAAGAACAGTTCAGGGAGGTCACTAAGGACCTTCTGACACAGGAACAAGTAAACGGAATTATTAACGAAAAGTCAGCTGGCTGGAAGAAAAAGTATGAGGGTTATATGAGCCCGGATGAATTCAGCACACAGACAGCAGATATGACTAAACAGATTGAGGAATTGAGCGCTTCGCTCAAGGAAGAACAGGCAAAGGTGAAGCAGTACGAGACGGCCTCGGTTAAGAGTCGGGTAGCTCACGAGGTCGGCCTTCCATATGAGCTTGCACATAAATTATCCGGAGATACTGAAGAGGAAATCCGAAAGGATGCAGAGAGCCTCAAAAGCATCATCGGAAAAACACGTAAACCAGCACCTCCTGTACCAGAGCCTGATAAGGCATCAGCTGGAGACGCAAGAAGAGCAGCCTTCAAGAAAACACTTGAAGGATTAGTAAAGGAGTAAAGAAATGAGTGCAGTATTAGCAAAAGGATCTCTTTTTGATCCACATTTAGTATCTGATTTGATAACAAAGGTAAAGGGAAAGTCTTCACTGGCTACTCTTTCACCACAGATTCCAGTAGCCTTCAATGGCAATAAGGAATTCATCTTCTCATTCGATAAGGAACTTGACATTGTTGCTGAGAATGGCGAGAAGGGTGTCGGCGGTATTGGTCTTGAACCAATCAAGATTGTGCCAATCAAGTTTGAGTATGGTGCAAGAGTATCAGACGAATTCATGTATGCAGCTGAGGAGGAGCAGATCTCTATCCTTGAGGCATTTAATGATGGATTCGCAAAAAAGGTAGCTTCTGGTCTTGACCTTGCAGCAATGCATGGTATCAATCCAAGAACAGGACTTGCATCTGCAGTAATTGGCACAAACCACTTTGATGCAAAGGTTACTAGCACAGTAACTTATAACGCATCAACACCAGATGCAAATCTCGAGGCAGCTATTGCAGCAGTTGAGACAGCTGATGGCGAGGTAACAGGTATGGCAATTACACCTGCAATGAGAACAGCTCTTGCAGCTATGACAAAGTCAACAGGTGAGAAGCTTTATCCTGAGTTCGCATTTGGTGGACAGCCTACATCACTTGGAGCAAATGCACTTTCAATCAACAAGACAGTTGCAAAGGGCACTGTTGACGAGGCTATTGTTGGTGACTTTGCAAATATGTTCAAGTGGGGCTATGCAAAGGAGATTCCAATGGAGATCATCCAGTATGGAGATCCAGATGGTCAGGGAGACCTTAAGAGATTCAATCAGATCTACATCAGATCAGAGATTTATCTCGGTTGGGGAATCTTTGATGGTGACTCATTCACAAGAGTAGTTGACTAATTGCGAGGATATCAAATGAAGTATCAGAATGTAAAAACTGGACTTACATTTGAGACTATTTGCGAGGTAAAGGGTCCGGACATCCGCAAGGTTGATTCGGATCCTGCTCCTGCAAAGGTTGAAGAGGATAAGCCAGAAGAGAAGAAGCGGAGAACAAAGAAATGAGCGAGTTCGCAACAGTACAGGATGTCATAGAACTATTTAGGGAATTGACACCTGATGAGGTTACAAGAACCACTGCACTGCTTCCTGTAGTGTCAGATGCGCTCAGATTCGAAGCACAGAAGGTGGGAAAGAACCTCGATGCAATGATTGCTGATGATATCATTCCTGCGAATGTAGTTAAGGCAGTCACTGTAGATGTTGTGCAGCGTATCTTGAGACAGAATACGCATGGTGAAGCTATGAAACAGGAGTCGCAGTCGGCGCTTGGTTATGTATGGAGCGGAACCTGTGCTATTCCAGGTGGAGGAATAGCACAGGCCATTATGAAAAATGATCTTAAGAGGCTTGGGCTTCGCAGACAGAGATATGGGGTGATTGATTTCTATGGCACAGATTGTGAATAGTGGACAGTCAGTTATTCTTTATGAAAAGACCTTAAAGGGAGTTGACGATTTCAACAGGGAACTGTGGGAGGAGACTCCGGTAGAGGTTGAAAATGTATTTATAGGAGTTCCTGAGAGCAATGAAGTAATTGGAGAACTCCAGCTCACAGGCAGGAGAATTGCATATACACTTGGAATTCCTAAAGGCGATACTCATAATTGGGAAAATGCAACAGTGGAATTCTATGGCAGAAAGTGGCGCACCTTTGGTGTGCCTGTTCAGGGAATACCTGAACTAATGCCATTTGTATGGAATAAAAATGTAATGGTAGAAGCATATGAGTGAGATTAAGGTAGAACTGGATAAAAAGGCTGTGAAAAAGCTTATACTGCAGGCTGATTTCACGCAGAAGGAATGCGAGAGAGTAGCGCAGAGCAAATGTGGCAGCAATGGCCACATAAAAAGCTTTATCGGTTTTGATCGTGCCAGAGCTATTGTTTATCCAAATACAAAGGAGCATAAAGGATGATTATTGAGGCGGAAATAATTAAATATCTGTCAGACATCATGGATGTTCCTGTATGCGCAGAGACACCAGAGAAGATGCCTGAAGAATATGTCACAGTAAATCTGATTGCTGGAGGTATGGAAAATCACATACCTGCAGCTACAGTCAGTATAGTGTCGCATTCTGTATCAAAGCTTGAGGCAGCGGTACTGGATGAGATGGTAAGAGAAAAAATGCTTGAAATTATTGAACTTGAAACAGTCAGCTCATGCAAGCTGGGTGGAATGAGTAACAATAATGACACAGCGACAAAGAAATACAGATATGAATCTATATTCAATCTGATTTATTACTAGGAGGAAAGGTAAAATGGCAAATAAGGGAAATACAGCTACCAATGTCACAACTGGTAAGCCTAATATCAGCGGTTCGGTATTTGTTGCTCCAAGAACTGCAACAATTCCAACAGATGCAACAACACCACTTGGTCCTGAATATGATTGTCTTGGATATGTATCAGAGGATGGACTTTCCAATGCAAATGAGCTTGATGTATCGGAAGTTAAGGCATGGGGCGGTATAATTGTATATCGTTCACTCTCTGGAATGGATGATACATTCGGACTTGCACTTATTGAGTCGGAGAACGTAGATGTTCTTAAGAACGTATATGGCGATGCAAATGTCACAGAAGATGACGGAGCAATTTCCATTGAAGTAAAGGCTGAGGATCCTCAGGAAAAAATTTGGGTATTTGAGCTTGCGCTTCGTGGTGGTAAGGTCAAGAGAATTGTTATTCCAGATGGAGCAATCACATCAAGAGATGAGATTTCATACAATGATGAGGATCCAGTAGCATACGGAATTACAGTATCAGCTTATCCTGATGCAACAGGAAGCACACATAAGGAGTACATTGCATGATAGAAGGAAAGACAAAAAGTGGTTTCAAATACACTGTAAACGAGAACATAAAGAATGACTGGGATTTTCTAGAGTCATTTTCTGATATTCAGGAAAATGGATATTCATTGCTTAAGCTCAAGAGAGTTCTTGTACTTATGCTTGGTAATGAGGGTTTTGAAGCACTTAAGAATCATGTAAGAACTTTAAATGATGGAATAGCGAGCATCAAAGACATTGGAGCTGAATTCATAGAGATATGTAAGGATGAACGCTTAAAAAACTGATGGTTCTCGCACGTGTAATTACATCGTGCGAGGATGAAATGATATGTGATCTGGCTGAAACGTATCATGTACTTGATTATCGAGGGTTGTCACCGCATCTGGTGGCGACCCTTGTTTTCGGATTGAAGGATGAATCAAGAGTAAAGATGCATTTGTCAGATACAAAAATAACGATGGACAGAATGCTGCTGGCAATGATTGCAGATCAACTGAGGTTCATTGCCTGGACAAAAACAAAAGCAGCGACTAAAGGAAAGAATAAACCTAAGCCGATACTTGCCAAATTATTGAGTTTGGATGAAAAGAAGGATGAACTGGAGGTATTTAAGACTCCAGAAGAGTATGAGGCTTATATGAATAAGAAACGTGAGGAATGGGCTAATGGCTGAGAATACAATAGGACAGGCTTATATAGAAATAGTGCCGACTACGAAAGGCCTTGGCGACAAAGTATCGAAGGCTCTTGGCGGTGAGTCGAATTCTGCAGGTGCATTAGCAGGAAATGCATTTTCAGAAGCATTTGGAAAGGCAGCAGGAGTAACAGGCGCTGTAACAAAAGCAGTAGCAGATGCTACATCAGAATTTGTTGGAAGCGCAATGGAAGTAGGAAAATCATTCGATAAGGCTATGTCACAGGTGGCAGCGACATCTGGAAAAACAATGGATGAATTGAATGAAAGCATAGTAAGTACAGAGTCATTTACAGGAAATCTTACTGACTTTGCACAGGAAATGGGAAGAACCACCCAGTTCAGTGCGACTCAGGCAGCAGAAGCATTGAATTATATGGCGCTGGCTGGCTATGATGCACAGAAATCTGCAGATATGCTTCCTACAGTACTGAACCTTGCGGCAGCAGGTGACATGGAATTGGCAAGAGCTTCTGACATGGTAACTGATGCGCAGAGTGCATTAGGTCTGGAAATGGATGAGACCATTGATATGGTTGACATGATGGCCAAGACCGCAGCTAGTTCAAACACATCTGTTGAACAGCTTGGAGAAGCATTCCTAACAGTAGGACCAACAGCCAGAGATGTAGCAGGTGGAGTGCAGGAAATGAGTGCTGTACTTGGTACACTTGCAAATAGTGGTATCAAAGGCACAGAAGCCGGCACACATTTAAGAAATATGATGCTGGCAATGAATCCTACTACAGACAAGGCAGCTTTAGCATGGGAAAAACTCAGAATGTCTGCATATGATGCTGAGGGAGAACTTAGACCACTTAATGAGACATTTGAAGAAATGGCTCAAAAAATGTCAGCGATGAGTACACAGGAACGTACACAAATGCTCTCTGACATGTTTAATAAAACAGATTTGTCATCAATCAATACTATGCTATCTGCGACAATAGGAAATGCTGAAGAAGTATCGGAAGCATTTGAGGCAGCAGGTCTATCATTTGATGATTTTGTTGATGAGGACGGCTTTAATTCATTATCAGGTGCGATGTCAGAGGCTTTCTTTAAATTAAAAGAGGGCACACTTCAGACAGAGCAGGATATTGCAGGCTTTACAGAATATCTTGAAGAATATGGCTTTTCAGCAGAACAAGCCAAAACATTCATGGATGCATTCTTATCAACTGCGAAAGCAGGTGCAAATGATTTTGATGCACTTAATGAAAAAATCGGTGAGTTTGATGGCGCTGCAGAGCAGATGGCTAAAACACAGCTTGATAATTTAGCAGGAGATATTGATTTATATAATTCAGCGCTTGAAGGTCTGCAGATAGCAGCAGCAGGAACATTGACCCCCATTGTAAGAGAATTTGTACAGTTCGGAACAGATGCACTTTCGGAACTTACTGCAAAATTAAAAGACTCCGGAGTTCAGGAGCAGATGCAGCAGGTAGCAGATGCAATCGGTGAATCACTGGATGAACTTATTGAAGTGCTTCCTGATCTGATGGATGTAGCAATAGAACTGATTAAGATGCTTCCTGATCTTCTTAAAATGTTAATACCAATCCTTGATATGGTAGTTTCAAAAATAGGAGAAATGGCAGAAGCATTTAATGCAATGAGCCCAGAAGAGCAGGAGCAGTTGATTCAGGGTATCGCAGGAGCAATAGCAGGATTCGCAGCTCTGGGAACTGTGGTTCCGGTCATTCTGAACATTGCAGCAGGAATCGCAAATATTATAACCATGGTAAATGGAGTAATAGCTGCAGTACCTGCGATAGAGGGATTTATAGCAACATTATCAGGAATCGGAAGTGCAGCAGCAGGCTTTATAATGCCAGCATTGGAAGGCATAGCAGCAGTTTTAACTGGTCCTGTATTAATTGCAATCGGTGCTGTAGCTGCAGCAATTGCAGTATGGATTGAAAACTGGGAATACATAAAGCAGATACCAGAGGCATTGGCTTTTTTATGGGGGCAGCTGTGGACATCAATAATTGATGGTGTGGAGAATGCTGCTGAATTTGTTCTTAATAAGTTTAAGGGAATTGTTGAGTTAATAGAAACTATATTTAATAAGCTCACAGGTGAATCTTCAACATGGGGAACAGATATGATGCAGAACCTGATTAACGGAATGAAGAGCAAGCTAAAAGCATTAAAGGATACAGTTCGCAATATAGCTGATTCAATTGCTGCATATCTTCATTTCTCTGAGCCGGATGTAGGACCGCTCAGTAATTTCCACACATTCATGCCTGACATGATGGAGAGCATGGCAGCGGGCATTGACCAGAATGCAAAGCTTCCGGTGGCATCAATCAGAAATGTATCAGGAGAAATGGCTGCAGCTGTTCAGGGAGAGATTGCAACAGATGCAGTAAACAGTACCAACAGCATGAATTATGAAATAGCAAGCACAGATAATTCGGATTTATATAATCTGATGGCACAGTACCTTCCTGAGATAGCAGCTGGAAAGAATACAACAGTTAAGCTTGAAGGAGATGCAGCGGGCATATTTAACCTGGTTAAAAATCAGAACAATATGGCAAAGCGCATGAACGGAAGGAGTGTGCTGGCATGAGTCTTTTCAAAGTAAGAAGCGCAGATTTTACGAATAACATAGTAATTGGATCCTATGAAGTGAACCGCAAGGATGTGTACGAAGAGTACAAAGACGGAGCAGGCACAAATCATAGAGTGATTGAAGCAAAGAAAATCAGTGGCAGCTTTGATATTTTTTTTAAAAATATGTCTGATTACAATAATTTCATTTTTGAAATTAAAAGCGCACTTAATATGCAGAACAGAGTACCAATTACTGTGAAGCCGAACAACACAAATGTTGAGACTGCAATAGAAGCATATGTCGATTTTTCACCCAAAAGAACTGTGGATGGTCGATTTAATGACAGGATGATGCAGTTCAAGGTAGATATTGAGGAAGCATAAATGATAAATATATCAGATGCGGTAAAAGAAAAATTAAAAATTGATTACTGTAAAAAAGATTTTTCTCTGGTAGTAAATCATTCAGCAATAGGAGTTGAAGGTATTTATGGAGATTCTTTAAAAATCACAAAGCAGATCATGAGTGAGACAGCTGAATACATAGGCTGTCTCTCTTCATGTATGGAAATAAAAGTATCCAGTGGATATTTGAGCAAATCAGACTACAACGGAGCACCTGTATCACTTACAATGCGTGTGTACATGGATGATGGTACCATGAGTGAGTACATTCCGCTTTTTAATGGATTTGTAGATTCATGTGAAAAATCTGCAGATGGAAAATGGCAGGCTCTTGTATGCTATGACATCCTGGCATATATGGGAGATACTGAAATTTACAACGCATACAAAAAGGCATTCAAGGAGCTGGGCTCACCATTAACAGTCGGAGCTTTCAGGACATACATTGTAGAGCAGGGAATAAAAATCAGGCAGCAGTCAGTAACACTGCCGAATGATGAAGTTAAAATCAAGAAGCGACTCCGCAGGAAGAATATGACAGCACTGGAACTGATGAAGCATATCTGCCAGGCTAATGGTGTATATGGATATATAGATGAAACAGGAGCCTTCGGTTATAAGGTTTTATCATCTTCAGGACCAGTTGAGGATATTCCATATTACAGGGAGCTGACATATTCTCATTCAGTTATTAATCCAATCAAAAAAGGTATGACCTTCAGAACGAACAATAATGATGCTGGTGTGCATGTGGACTGGAGCGATTATCAGAAATATGTCACAACAGACTGGGATGATTCATCCACAGATCATTATATCGTGGATCCTGATGACGAAGATGTAACCGAATCAGCATATATTATCCAGGGAAATTATATTGCATACAAACTGAATGCGAGCAAAAAGAAGGTTATGCTTGCTAATATGATGAGATCAATTGGCAATAATATCACTTTCAGAACCTACAGAGCTAAATGCAATGGCCTTCCATATCTGGAATGCGGAGACAGGATTAAGTTCACATCCGGATCCGGCGAGGAAATAGGTCCATTTGTGATTACAAAAAGAATATTGGAAGGCACTCAGATAATGACAGATACATTTGAGTGCGAAATTAATACTGATTATGATGTACAGGACAGCTCCGGAAGCGTTTCAGTATCAAATGAGGGCAATTACGTTTCTGACATAAGCGGTTCTAATCTTCCACCAGAAGTATCTGACTCAGCACAGGTTGCCAATATTCTGAATGATACAGAAGTGATGGTAGTAGTGAGCTGGGATGAGGCAACAGGAATACTTGAGACTACATCGAAGTTGATTAAGACAGAAACGGATGATACTCCTGCAATTGAAGGTACTTAAATGGCAAAAGTAAGAAACTTAAAATACGGAATAGGAAATGCCCCACAGGCAATAGTTGAACAGCCAATATTCAAAGGCACACCATTAACGAAGTGGATTCACAATGGTATCGTGGTGTGGGAGAATGGCGACGGAATACAAGGAATAATATCGATGACCACAGGTTCAAGTTATAGAATTGATTTATCAGGAGAATATCCAACAATTTCTGTAATTTCAGGTTCACGAGCTGTCTATTGCAATGATAAATATGTGTTTAGATTGAGTCAAGCTACAACATTTGGAATTTCAAATGATTTGGTTAATTGGAAAACAATAACTCTTTCAGAAAAAATATATCAAGCAAGACCAACTCCTTATGGATTGCTTTATTCAGCACAAATAGGCAGTTCTTCTGGGTATAATTTGTATCATATTACAATTGATAAAGATACACTTGAAATTATTGATAAGCGAGTTGTGTGGTACAGCGAAAATGGTTTTAATACAAATGATTTTATTGGTAGATCGCAAGAAAATTTTACTTTTGGACTAACTGAATTGGATGTTTTCTGGTACGGACATACTAACGGAGAACACGAAACAAATAATATTCAAAAAGGAACATACGATGTTGAAACGGATGAATTTGGAAGAGATATTGTGACAGGTATATCGTTAATTAGCATACCGTTTAAGTATAGACCTGTATATAGTTCTGATAAAGAAACAATACTTGATGGTGGAGATTGCTATATTCAGCAAATTATGTTTGCATATGGTGGAGTTACTTACATTAGGCAATTACTGATAAAAAAACAAGGTGTGAGGCAATTAGGAGAACCTATATCGTGGGGGACTTGGTTAACAGAGAAAGCGTGGATAGATTCTAAAGATATAGAAGAAATGCAAAAAAAGCGTAAATCTATTAAAGAAAATATTGTTGCAAATTATCCACTAACTATGACAGATGAAGATATATTTATTGAAGCAAAAAGTGCAATTCCTTTTTATGCTTGGCAAGGTGGTGTTGGTGACAGACTTTTAAATGGTAATCCAGCCAATGTCTATGATTTAGCAGCACAATACATGAGACCTTCTACTAGAATGCAAGCCTATTCAGGATTTTTAGGAAGTGAAATTGTGAAAGATGATGAAGGGAATGAGTACGAAAGACCAAGACCTAATATTGTAATGCCATATTACAAATATAATAGCACTACTAAACAAGTAGAGGATTCTGGCTCTTTATTTAATATTTATGATTATGATGATAGTCATAAAGTTAGTGAATGCACAAATGCTGGAGTAGTACAACAAGCTAAATATAGAGCTTATGCATATTTGATGAATGATGGACGAATTGTGTATGACAGTAATGATGTGCCATATTATATTATGTATAGAGTATCAGATATAATTTTTAGACATAAAACAGATATGAATAAAAATTTTTGCATTTCTACAGGTGGTTTAACAACTGCAAAAAACATTAAATTAGATATCCCAAAAGAATGGTTTTCATAGGCACTCAAACGAGTGTCTTTTTTATTACAAAGAAAGGAGATAATCCAATGAGAAGAGGAACAACACCGACTATCAAGTTGAAACTGACAGGGATTGACCTTGAATTGCTCAAGGATGTTTTTGTCACTTTTCAGCAAGGCAGTTTTGAACTAACCAAGACAGGCGATGAAGTAACCATTGATACGGACAATGCGGTTATTAAGGTAGTTCTGACAGAAGAAGAAACACTGAAATTCAGAGCCAATCCAGCAGCAGTTCAGATACGAGCAGTTACAAAGGATGATAGCGTTATAGCAAGCACCATCAAGAATATTAACATAGGCGATGTGCTGTATGAGGAAGTGATAGGAGAGTAAGCTATGCCACGAATTGTAGAACTAACAATAGAGGAAGAGCCTAATGTGGACTTGTCACTTGAGAATGAAGAGGAATTAGCACTATCCAGTGAGAATGTTGTTGAGGTCACTACATCGGATTATCAGAAGCTGATTAACAAGCCGACTATCAATGGCAGTTATCCAGAGTATGCTGCGGAGCTTGTAGAAAATTACGATGAAGTAGACCCAACAGTGCCAGAGTGGGCGAAAGGCGATGAGCCGCAAGAGATAACAGAGACACACGTTGAGTTTTTATGGACAAAGATTTTTGGATAGAGAGGAGATAGCATAATGGCTACACAGATTGATTATTTTGGCAATACCGACTTGGAAAAACTGATTCTGCTGATTCACGCAGAGTTCGAAAAGTATGTAAAGTGGGCTGGCGATGCACAGGCAGAGAAGATTCTGCATAATGACTTCACTGATGCTTACAAGAAGATACTTGATGATATCGAGGACACCTTCGCAAAGATTGATAGTCCAGAGTTCACAGGAGTACCAACAGCACCAACAGCACCAGATGATACAAATACCTTGCAGATTGCTACAACAGCATACGTTGTTAAGGCTATAGCTAATGCAATGAGTAAAATCACAGGCATTTCCTTTGATGGACCTTACGCTTCATACGAAGAAATGGTGGAGCAGGTCACAGAACCAAAGACAGGAATAATTTACCTTGTATCAAATGGTGGTTCAGCACCTAATGTCAACGATGAATACTTCTGGAAACCAGCCACACAGAGCTTTGAGAAATTTGGTAGCACAGCAGTAGATTTATCAAAATATGTAAAAATAGATGACCTTGTGGAAATCACAGCAGCAGATGTAGAGGCAAAGTGGAATGCTATCTTCAAGTAGGAGGGCGCAAAATGGCAATAGATTTTTTTGGCAATGGTTCACTTGATAAGTTGCTTGCCCTAATCAAAAGCATGAAGGACAGCCTGATTACTGCTATCGGCAATAAGTCAAAAGTCACGTTCACAAGAAATCAGACGAGTGGTACGAAGGTCGGCACGATAAATATTGATGGTACAAACTATGATATCTACGCACCATCGCCAACAACGCAAGTGCAAGCTGATTGGAATGTCACAGATACTACGAGCAAGGCATATATCAAAAATAAACCTACTATTCCTGATTTTGATACTGTTATCAAATATGGCGATGGAGACGAAGAACATCCGGAATATTACACTATAAGCGAAGAGGACTCTCCGTGTGGCGATGATGGTGTGGCTCTTTATATTCCTTGGGGAGAAAGTAGTACAAACTATGGTCATGCTTTTTTTGCGAATGATTCAGGCAACGAATTTTATCACAGAGGCAGAGATGGCGAAGGTGGATGGGAAAACTGGAGTAGAATTTATGACAGTAGTTATCATCCGAATTCCGATAGAACTAAAAAACTAGAGACATATTTGCAAGGAAGTACTACTGAAACATATGGTACGTCATTTCCTTTATATGCTCAATGGAGAGATAACACGCACCTTAAATTGAAGTGTGATGGATATACAGTTGAAACCGATTATGCAAATTCTGCTGGAAGTGCCGCAAGTGCAACAAATGCCACCAATGCAACAAATGCTACAAATGCTACAAAGGCAACGTCAGTTGTTGATTATGGCAATACTGCAAATAGTATATCTATTGGCTATACAGGAACTGGTTTAACTGCATCCACAGCAACACATATTGCAGCATATACAGATAGCGGTAAAAAAATCAAAGACATGAGTTTTGCAGAATTAGGGAAAAAATTAGCAATACCTTCAATGAAATTGCTTGGAACTTCTGCAAGAATTACAACTAATAGCACGTAT